TTCAACTACACCCGCAGTTAGATACGTACCAAGTGCAACGAAAGTACCTACTGCCGCTAATTACTTAGATTTAAGTGACATTACCTATGGTAATCACCAACTTCCTGATTTGGACAAAACTCTTCATAAGAGATATGGTAGCCAAATGATTGAGGGATGGTTCGAAAAAACAGGACGTAAAATTCCTTATGCCAGTGATGTTATCACTTGGACAGAAGAAGACAGATTAACTCAACTTGCTACGGGAGTTGCCCTTACAGGAAACGTGTTCACTTTAGCTGACCACACTTTCAGAATTGGTGAAGTTATCCAGGCATTTTTACCTGACGGATCTATCTCAAGACAAGGACGTATCTCGGCTACGACTTCTACAACTTTCACAGCTTTATGTGGGGATGCAGCAGGATGGACAGCTTTAGGAGCTACAGGAATTTCTTGTTTTGCTGATATTTCAGAATTCGCAAAAGGTTCAGCAGGTATGCAAGAATCTTTGAATACAAAATACCAACAATACACAACAAGAGGTACAATCACCAAAGAAATGGTTTCTGAGAACCGTACTAACATGACTCAGATTTCATGGTTGAAAGCTACTGATAATGCAACAGGAGATACACTTGGTTATGTATGGTATGATGTAAACCGTGATAACGCTGAAAAACGTTTCAAAAACAAAAGAGAATCTGCTAACTTCAACTCTAAAGAGTGGTCAGGAGATTTAGCCGCTGCTGGTTTCAAAGGTCGTGAAGGTCTTTTTGCTTCTATGGCACAAGGAAATGTTTTCGCAGGAACTATTGGAACAAAAGCCGCTGCTCAAAGCATGATTGACCGTTTGGAAAAACAAGGTCAATTGAGAGATAACATTATCTACGGAACTACTGCTTTCTGTTTTGCACAAGATGATTTCTTGTCAACTACAAACACAGTTGGTTTGTCATACGGTTCATTCCAAAATGACTCAAACATGGCATTAGATTTATCTTTTAAAGGGTACACTTTGGGTGGATATGAGTTTAACTACTCAGCATTACAGTACTTGAAAGAAGCTACTGCTCAAGGCGCAATGGCCGGAGTAACTAAAGTGAACGGATTCTTAGTTCCTTCTGCTTCTCAATCAGTATTGGACCCAATGTCAGGTACAACTTCTGTTCGTCCAATGATTCACGTTAGAAATCGTCAATACGGAGCTATGAACCGTGATTACGAATTGAGCGTATTCGACTGGGCTAAAGGAACAAGTAATTCTGATACAATTCGTACTGAGTTCCAAAGCGAGCAAGCGGTTTGTTTAATCGGACGAAATAATACGATCCTTTTTAAAGGCTAAGCTATTATAGAATAAATGAAAAGGCGTTAGAAATAACGCCTTTTTTAAATTAAAAATTAATTAAATCAAATAAAAAATGGAAACACAAGAAGTAAAATTACCATCACACTTGTCAAAAATTTACAAGAAAATGGTTAACGAAGGATTGATTATAGACAAGAAGTACGTTGGAGATATTCCGTTGTCGGAGTACCTTAAATCACAAGAAGAAACGGACGAAACTCCAAATTCAAGATTAGACGAACCGGATATTCTTCCTCAAAAACCACAAGAACAATCAATACCATTATCTGAAGTATCTGATATGGTTGCTAGAATGGTTGCAGAGTCGTTGAGAAACGCACAAATTCCTCCACAAAACACCTACCAAGCTCCTGAGCCAAGATTTAAGGAAGAGAATAACATCGATGATATTCCTGAACTTAGAAACTGGGTAATGAAAGATAGAGAATATGAGATTTGCGATACAGTAAAGCCAATCTCGCAATCTATTTCAAAAGAGCATACAGAATCAATGCCATTGCAGTACACAAATAAGGATACGCAAACGGTACACATTATGCGTTATGCTACAAACCAACCGTCGTTTTTCGTGGAGAAACAAAGTAAAGAACCTGGTTCCGTATTAGTTTCGGACATCATCTTCAATTATGGAAGGCTAAAAGTCCCTGCGAGTAACATCACATTGCAAAAGTTCCTTACTATACACCCACACAATGGAGTAGTTTTTAAAGAATATGATCCGTTAGCAAAATCGAAACAAGTTGTTGCTGACAAGAAATTAAAAATCAAGGCGAATAACTTAGTTTTCAGCGTCGGCGAAATCACAAATAGAGCCATTGCAAGTTTAGAATTTCCTAATTACGTAGATTCATGGAGTCTTGACTTGTTAGAAGAAGAGATTTTAGCACTAAGCGACAAAACTCCACAGAAATATATCGATTACACAAATGACCCTACAATTAAGATGAAAGGAGTTATAAAAGCTTCATTAGCATCGGGAGATTTGATTTATTCGAATTACAGATTTTTGAACAGAAAGCGTGAACAAATTTTGGAAGTCGCCAAAAATCAGAACGAAATGGATGAATTAGTCTTGTACTTTGAATCCGGAACAGGAAGAACATTCTATGAGTACTTACTCAATAAGATATAATCTTTAAATTAAAATCCCGCTAATTAGTTTTAGCGGGATTTTTTATTAGTACCGAAGATGGGACTCGAACCCATAAAACCCCAATTTCTAAGACTGGATACTCTGCCATTCGCTTTTACGTCACTTCGGCGGTTGAGATAGTGGTCAGAATCGAACTGACATCACAAGGGTTGCAAGCTTGCTCCAAAACCAATATTAGAAACACTATCATTTAGCAGAAAGCAGAGGTAGTGACCCCCATCCGTTTACCGAACCAACATCTTAGCAGGATGTGCCTACCCTAGTAGGTTTACTTTCTATTTTTGTCCAGTTTTTTGCGCAAAAAACTGGACATTTTGCGGAAGATGTAGGACTCGAACCCACACACCCTTTTAAGGATTGACGCATTTCAAGTGCGCTGCCGATAGACCAACTCGGCTTAATCTTCCTTTTAGTGGCAGTATCGGGACTCGAACCCGAAATTGACAGCGCTTAAAACTGTTGTGCTTACCATTTCACCATACTGCTATTTGTGGTATCGGTTGGACTCGAACCAACGACCATTAGCTTTTCAGACTAACACTCTACGCAACTGAGTTACGATACCGTTTGTGGGGAAGGTAGGATTCGAACCTACATAGAATTAACGACAGTTTTACAGACTGCTGATTTCACCCGCTTACCATCCACCCCAAAATAAAAAATCCCAAAACTTACGAATAGGGATATTTAGTGTTTTATATTTTTTAATTTATATCATACGCTAGTCTTCCCGCTTATAAGCGAATAACAAAATGATAGATATAAACTTTGTGTTTTCATAAGGCAAATGTATAATAAATTATTCAATTACAAATGTTTGTTGTCGTTTATTTTTTATCTTTGCTATAAATACTTGAAAATGATACCTATAAATCGTTGCCGAAATACCGTTTTACATCTCTTGGATAAGAGCAATAGAGGATTCATCTCTCCAGAGAAATTCGATTCTTTTTGTTATTTAGCCCAAATGGATATTTTTGAGAACCTATTTTTTCAATATAACAAGTGGTTAGGAAATAAGTCGAGACATCTTACCGGTACGGAGTATGCTGATGTTCCTAAGAATATTAAAGAGCAAATTGATGCATTTTCGACTTATTCTACCACTTCTAATTTTACTTTTAATGCAACAACGGGACTTTGGAGTTTTGTAGGTAGTGATTTATACCGAACCGAAGGACTTTCATTGGTAAACGCCTCCGGAAAAAAAATAGATGTAGAGCAAGTTTCAAAAGGAATAGAATTGAATAATTTAATCAATTCTAAAATTAATATGCCTACTACCACCTACCCTATTTATGTTAAAATAGGATTGGATTTTAAAGTTTACCCAACCGTTCCTGCCGGATACGGATTAGAATTGCTTTATATCAGAACGCCTAAAACTCCTAAATGGACTTATGTTACTGTAAGCGGAAACCCTATTTACAATGCCGGAGCAAGTGATAAGCAGGATATCGAATTGGACGAAAGTTTATTTTCAGCATTCATTATCAAAGTAATGGCTTACTGTGGAGTTTCGATTAGAGAGCAAGATGTAGTCGCTGCTGCTACAAACGCCGAACAAACTACTGACCAAAAACAATCCTAAAATATGGCTTCTCAAAACCCACAAATATACTACGAAGATGAAACTCAACACGGTTCCTACGTTTATGTAACGTTGGAAGAAATGGTTACTAATTTCATTGCTAATTACACCGGCGACGGAACTATATTAATGAATCAAAGTAGAAGTAAAATAATCTACCAATTCAAGCAGGGGATTAAGAGATTTTCTATGAATGCTTTGCGTGAAGTAAAAGCGGTAGAATTAGAACTTGGAGATACGCTTGATATCATTTTACCTCCGGATTATGTAAACTATGCTCGAATTTCATATGTAAATCCTAATACGGGAGATTTGATGGTTTTATCTGCAAATTCAAAACTACCAAGAGCAACCGCGTACCTACAAGACCATAACGCAGATGTTTTATTTGATGATAATGGATTTGTTTTAGAAGGGACTACTTATTTCTCTGAGTTAAACGATAAAATTACTCAAAGAAATATTATTGGAACGGTTGGTGAATTTAGTACGGATACTGACTTTAGATTAGATACCACCAAAAATGCTAACGGAACATTTCATATCGATACAAGAGCCGGAAAGATACATTTTAGCTCCGATAATGCAAGCAG